AGATAAGAGGTGGAGTGTTTATTGTTGTTTCAGTTAGGAAATTATCAGGACATCTAAGCCTATCAAAATCATTACTTTCAGATGGTGTACCAAAAGCATTGGTGGCTGATGGTGTTAATAAGTAGAATTTTCTATATGGGAACTGTGATCTAAATTGTGTCCATTGAGATTCCATTATAGCTGTAGTTTGAGAGTCACTCTCATCAATTACTGCAATACAGACTCTTGTCATGTTACCTGCATTTGCAAATGAATCGCAGTTTGTGGAAATTCCTTCTACAACAGTTGCTCTTCCTTGCAAGACAATTTCTTTTTTACCTCCAGGTTTTGTGAAGATAATATCATAAACATATCTCCCAGCTTTAAGATTCGTAGTCGTAAAACTTGGAATTGATAATTTTATTTTTCCAGTTACTCTATCTAAAAAACTGATAGTAAAATTGACAGAAGTTTTGCTACCAGCATGTTTCCGCAACTGAGCTTGTGCTGAATAATTAGTCAGATCAACAGGATCTCCACCCATTTGGAGCATGTCATATTCTTGTTCGTAATCACTTCCACCATCTATCCTGATGTTGTGGGTGTATACTACTGCCATCTTTTTTAACTATTTAGAACTAGATTACGGAGAGCAGAATATAATTGTTGCCCCACAGTTGCAAAATCAGTGGGTTTCCCCTCAAAAGTAGGAAGATCAAAAGTATTAGTATCTGCACTTACATATAATATTCCAGCTCCAATTTTCTCATAAGCAACAGTTACTTGAGCACCTACAGCATAAACTGGTGTTCCGCCAGTGAAGGTTCCGCTGGCATTAGAATATAATTCAATGGGAAAGTTCGATTCTACAACTGAACTATCATTTGATCTGTCCATGAAGATCTGCAATGCCACATCTACATTATCTTGTCTAATTTCTGAGCCAAGACCTATCAATATCTCATTCATTCCTGCCTCATCTCCACAACCATTTTGTGTAAACCATTCATTATTTACCCATATAACTCCACCACGTTGAAGATATTGAACCAGACTATTTTTATATGCCGTATTTCTTATAAGAGATACAGCGTTATCTAATGTCTGACATCCATTGACAAATCCTAGACGAACTATACCATAATCATTGATATCATTAATAGTAATTGATGTACCAGTTACATTAGGACCAAATCCGTTTGCTTCTAAAATAAATCCAATCTCTTCATTTGCATAAGAAGTAACAACACACGATGGTGTAACATCTTCAGTTGCCAGTACATTACCTTCTATAACAATACTTTTCTTACCTGTAGTATCTGTAAACATCATATCCCAGACATACCGACCAGGTTTAATATCTACACTATCGCTTGATTTTAAAGATATTCTTACTCTTCCGTTCGCCCTGTCTATAAATCCAACATTGAAAGTCGCAGCTGCATTTAAACTTTCTGGATGCTTTCTGACTTGAGATGCTGCTGTATATCCAGTTAGATCTAGAGGTCCATTACTATCATCTAGATAAAAATCTCTAGAAAAATATTCCCCCGTGTTAATAGTAATATTGTTGACGTAGACTGCCATAGTATACAGCTTTATTGATTATTTATCAAGGGCTTGACAAACCTTGATTCCGTAAGTAGGATCTGTTTGTTAGGTTTGGAGATAAATAAGAGCTCTAAGACATTAAGCTATAGTATGAGTTATGAGAATCCTTGGATATACTTGGAACGAACTTTTGATAGTGATGATGTTGGGGACTACTTTGGCTTTGTTTATCTCATTACCAATAAGTCCAACCAACGACAATACATTGGGCGAAAGTATTTTTGGTCGTTTAGAAAACCACCAGGGAAGAAAAGAAAAGTAAAGCAAGAATCTGATTGGAAAAAGTATTATGGTTCTTGTCCTGAGTTAAAAGAAGACATCAAAAAGTATGGCAAAGAGTTCTTCAGTAGAGAAATATTGAGTCTGCATAAAACTAAAGGAACTTGTAACTTTGAGGAAACTAAGCAGTTATTCCTAAATAATGTGTTACAAGAATCACTTGACAGCGGTATACCCGCCTACTATAATAGTAATATTCTTGGAAGGTATATGCGTAAGGACTATGGTAACTTTAGCAAAAATACTGAAGAAGAATCATGATTGGGCGATAGACCAAATTCATTATCACTGTGATTCTGGAGATATAGAATCTGCGTATTCTATTCAATGTGAATTTGATGAATGGTTAGATCCTAATACTGATGAACATGACATTTTGTCTCTGGAATACTTCGGAGAAGAAAGTCAGTTTGATATATAGATTGATAACTGGAGTTTATCATGCAAAAACTCGTTAACTTAATTGCGCTTTTTTCTGGCGTTGTATCTCTATCTGTAGTTGCAGGTGGGGCATATGTTTATGTAAACAAAGATGCCATGGTTGAAAGAGCTAAAGAAAAAATTACTGCTGCTGCAACAGAAGCAATTGCTGGTGCATTGCCTGATATGTTAGGTAATACTGCACCTCTGGGTGAATCTGGACCAGTTGGTGGATCTAGTCTTCCTATACAGTTCCCCTGAGCTATATAGAACAGTTGCTTAGACTTCTATGCCCGAAGAAGTAAAGAAAGAAGAACTTAAAACGGAAGAACCGAAAAAGAAGAGTGCTCTTGAAAAATTGAAGGAAAAGGCAGGTGACTCTGAAGAACACCTTGCTATTCTTTCAACCTTTGTTCGTTTAGGTATTCTTGTTTGGTCTGGTGGTATTCTAACTCTTAACTATGTGACCATTCCTGGTTTCCCACAAGGAAAGATCGACCCAACCTTCATAGCCAGCGTTTTTACGGGCGTTTTAGCTACATTCGGGGTTCAGACAGCAAAGAATAAGGCTAATGGTGGTAGTGCCCCTGCAGGTGGTGTGAGTAAAGCAGACATGGAGAAGTTAATTGCTGCAGCATCACAAACTGCTCCTGCTCAAACGATTAGGATTGAGCAAGCACCACTTCAAATCGGAAACTCACCAGCACCTAAAGGACCAGCAAAGTCAGACGAAAAGTACACGATGTGATGTTATGAACTACAAATGGGCGGTATTAGGATCAGCAGCGGCATTTGGATTTGCACATATTGGAATCCTAGGTCATTTGATGAGTCGTTCTCAACTGCCAGTTATCAATTTACCTGTTGGTGACTATACCTCCTATATTGTAGAAGCTCATAAAGATGGTTATAGAATTCAGTATAATTCTAATGACCCTAAAGTTTTAGGTGTTAGAAAGTTTGTTGATAAAAAGAATGGAGTCTTTGGTATAGGTGGTGAGACAACTACCACCTTCAAAGAAGAATACACTATGGATGGTGCCCGCCATATGGGTGGAGGTGATGTGGGAAAGTTGAGTGCCGAAAAATTAGCATGTATCAAGGCGGAAGGTGGCGGAGAAAATGCAGGTAGACAAGTTGGTGCTACTATAGGTGCTGCTACTGCTCCTGCTGTCTTAAGTATTCCATACATTGGATGGTTGGCAGCTGGTTGGGTTGCAATATTCAGTCAGGAAAAAGGTGCTGAGATTGGTGGTGATTTAGCTGTTTCTATGAAAGATGGTTGCGATAGTAACGAAAATTAAAAATTTGTAGTTATATGGCACAGACAAAAGTGGTAAATAGGACTATACTACTAATGTAAATAGAGGATACTGCAGTAATGACTGATCCTGATCAAAGTTTTTCCGATCTTAAATTAGATAGGAAAGAATGTCCCAAATGCGGAGCCACATGGATTAATGGTAAGCATGTTTGGAGGGGTACGGGTGCAAGTTCAGATTCTAGTGAATTAGATTTAGCTGGACTTGTTTGTAATCCATATGGAAATAATCAATGTATCAATCCAAAGAAAGGTATGGACGGCGGTCAAACCTGGGAATATAGAAGAGGATATGTTGATGCTGCTATTGAAAGCAGAAAAAACGAAATTGAAAATGCAGATAAAATGTTTAGAACTCAGTTTCCTGATGAGGATCTATGAATTATTCATTCACTCTTCTTCTGTGTTTCGTACCTTTAGTTGTGATCTACATAGTAATGAAGATTGCCGTATGGATGTCTGCTGTAAACTATGAAGCGGATTATGTCAGAAAAGAACCTTCACGAAAACGAGGACCCTTTGTGGCAAACCCATATGAGGATGTTGATGCAGAGGAAGAGGACTATGGAAATCGCACAGACTATCGATGATGCTCTTTACGAGTATTATACTGTAGATAGGGGTGTACCAGTTCCAAAGTGGAGAATGAAAAAAGATCCAGATTGGTGGACTGAGTATTTAAAAAGTTTAGAAGATGATATTTAATTATGTGAATACGGAATCGATTCCTTGTGATGATTTTTGTATCTCTAAAGTCACAAAATCGTTTCCCATTTTTCATTATGTTCCGCCAACATATTCTGAAATAAATGAGAAGTTAATACCATTATTTCAGCAATATAAAGAAGAAAACCCAGAGTCAATAAGAACAAATGTAGTCACTACTTGGAGAAGTGGTTGGTTTGTTCAGAATGACCCTAGGTTTAAATTTTTTGTTGATTGGATTATCACTCAATGTAAGTATATTTGTATAAATCATCTTTACAAACATTTTGAATTTTTTTGTTTGAATATGTGGTTAATGCAATATGAAGGAGGGGATCATGCTCAACCACATGACCACTTTCCAAATTCCTTTTCCTGTGTTTATTATATTGATGTAGAAGAGGGTTGCTCTCCAATTATTTTTGAAGGCGAACTTGAGATTAATCCTAAACCTGGAATGGTTGTCATATTTCCATCTATATTAATGCATGAGGTTCCTAAGACTGATAAAAAGAGAATGGTAATCTCAATGAACTTCGGTGTAGAGGAATCTAAACCTAGTGTGTAAACCAACACAATAAGTAATTTTGTATATTTTTGAAATAAATACTTGCAGCGATAAACGAATAGATGAAGTTTTTCTTTGCGCTGTTAGCTACACTCTTTCTTGCTACACCTGCTTGGGCTGTAGATGTCATGATGGGTGCTGGTGGTAATTTAGTATTTGAACCATCAGAACTTACAATTTCTGCTGGAGATTCAGTTCACTTTGTGAACAATATGCTTCCTCCCCATAATGTATTAATCAAAGATCATCCTGAGTTAGGTCATGAAGCCCTAGCAATGATGCCTGGTGAGGAGTTCGATGTTGAATTTCCTGAAGCAGGTGACTATACTTTCTATTGTGGTCCCCATGAGGGAGCAGGTATGATCGGAACAATTCATGTAGAATGATTCACAACGCAGGGCATTTTGCCGCATGGGCTTTAAATAACCCATACACATTAGGACCAATGTGTATAGCATTGGTCTTTGTTCCCATTCTTGGAATGTGGGCAGTTCACAAATATGGATGGGAGCATTGGGAACCTTTTGACAAAAAACACAAGTAATAGTGTTATGGAAAAATTTAACCAGATTACTTTAAATATTACAGTATCAATTATAGACTTCCTGTATAAAGGGAGAGACTTTCAAAGATTTTGGGTGCTTGAGGAAATTGCTCGGGCACCATATTTTGCGTTTTTAAGTGTCTTACACCTTCGTGAATCTTTAGGTTTGCGAGGTCAATGGCACATTTATTTGATGAAAGAACACTTCGAGCAGAGCGTCAATGAAACAGAACATCTGGAGTACATGGAATCTAGGGGCGGTAATTCTTATTGGATTGATCGCTTTTTTGCCAGACACCTCGTCCTTATCTATTATTGGGTCAATGTGGTTTATTATTGGGTGGCTCCTCGCGCTGCTTACCATCTCTCCTACGAAGTAGAGATTCATGCAGCAGAAACATATGGAGAATACTTAACTCGTTTTCCAAAAGATGAGAAGATTTGGGAGATTATGAATGATGAGGTTCAGCACTTCCAAGAACTTGCAGAAGCGATTAGGATCCTTGATCCTGATCACTTAACTGTAAGAGAGAAGGATCGTGATCCATTCCCCCCAGATGTAAGTGATCTAGGAGTCACAGTTAAAACTATTGGGTATCAAGAACATGAACCTATTTCTCAGACCACTAGAAGATCCTAATGGTGTTACATGGAGTATCATCTGGAGTTTGGTGATACTCCTTATAGGAGTAGCTTATTACATATACACTATTATGACTCTGGCATTTAGTGAAATGAATGAACCTGATCCTCCTCCAGCACCTGAAAAGGAAGTTGTAGATGAAGTAATAGAACTTACTGGATTGGAAAAAATTAATACTGATGATGAAGTGAATAAATAGGTAGAGCACAAATCATTAGAGTGATATAATGGCTTATATTCGCCACGATGAAAATAACAATCCAGTAGACCCACAACCTGGAAGTACGGAAGTTCAACAATTTGCAGGAACTGAAGGTTGGTCTACTGTAACCTATAAGAATTTTAATGCAGATTATCAGGCTCGTAATACTGATAATAGTCCCAGGACTCCAGCAGCATATCAGAGACATGATGAGAATAATAATCCAGTAACACCAGCGGCGTATCAACGCCATGATGAGAATAATAATCCAGTTAATGCATGATTGTAAACGGATAGCATTGTAATAAATAAAAAAAAATTAGGACTAAGGTTATGGGAGCGATGATTCCGCCAAGTAGGAAGTCATGTTATAACTTCCGCGTGATTGAAATAAACAGAGTTGTTGATGGTGATACCATTGATGTAACTATTGATTTGGGATTTGACTTGTATAAGAAGGAGCGTGTCCGTGTGGCAGGTGTGGATACTCCAGAAAAGCGAACAAGAGACTTAGAAGAAAAGGAGCTTGGGATCGATGCAACGAATTGGCTCAAAGCGAAGTTGGATGGTGCCATTACTGGGGATGACGATCTTGTTATCCGTACTGAGCTTGTTGGTGGTATGGGCAAGTATGGTCGCCTTCTCGGTTGGTTGTACATAGGAGATGCTGATGTGTCCCTGAACGAACAAATGATTGACGAAGGATACGCTTGGGAGTATGATGGTGGTACTAAACAAAAGAATTTTGAAGAACTCCGCGAAATTCGTAGAGCACTTGGAACTTTAGTTGATGATTTGTCATGAAAGACTTAAAAATTCCATTTGCTGTTATCTCATTTCTTGCTGTTCAACTTGGTGGTGCCATATGGTGGGCATCTCAAGTTGATGGTAGAGTAAGAACTCTAGAAACTAAAAGTCTTAGTGTTGCTCAAGAGAACAGGAGATATATTGAGCAAGTAGTTCAACCATCTTACGGAATTGGTAAGAATTGGAAGAATCAATATCATGATGAGTGGGTACTGAAAGGGGGTTGGAAAAAATGACAAAAGAAATTACTATCAATGCTCCAGAAGATCTGAGCATCGATCGTCTAATGATCGAGCAAACTATAACTCAACCATCAGACTTAGAAGTAGGTCCGATTAAAGTTGGGGATTCTTCAGCATTAACTGCGAGTAATGTTGCATTTGTAATTATTATTCTTGGTGCTCTTCTTGTATTCAAAAAATTTATCAAATGAGTTTTCTAAATATTTTACTCGCCGTAACTCTTTGGGTTCAAGTACCTCAATGGTCCGATGATTGGAGTAATTGTGCTGTTGATGTTCCTGATACATCTTGCCATTGGTACATTGTCAATGCGGACAACACCTTTGGAGAAGGATTTGACTGGGAAACAGCACCATGGTATTCAGTAGAAGGTCTTCAAGATATTGCTAATCTTCATGATACTGTTTTAGAAGATGGGTATCGTTATACTATGGAAAGTCTACAAGATGATAAAGATATTTGATAATTTTTTACCTGAGGAACAACATAGATTAATATATGATTCTATGTTTCAGAATAGTATATTTCCTTGGTTTATAAGTCCTATCTTAACTGATAGTTGGATTCATTGTGATAGCAAAGAGAATCTTCAATTCTCAAGTTGGATTTATAAAGATTTTAGACCAGAAGGTCCTCAATTTGATTTATTTTTGCCTATCATATATCATCCAGAATTGGGTATTAAGTCTATAAAAAGAATCAAGGCAAATTTAAATCTACAGACTCCTGAAATTATAACTCACGGATTTCATGTAGATGATCCTACATTGAAGAATCCTGCACATAATGCTATATATTATGTAAATTCAAATGATGGGTATACCTTATTTGAAGATGGGACAAAAATTGAAAGTGTAGAGAACCGTCTGGTTATCTTTAATTCACTTCTCAAACACACAGGTAGTAGTTGTACAGACGAAAAACTTCGCTGTGTAGTAAACTTTCTCTATTATTCGGACAACCGAGAAGATTATGAATCTTAAAAATGTAATTATTGCTGGGTTATTGATTGGTTCAGCACATGGAATGACAGTTCCAGCAAAAGCACATCATCCAGAATTAGATAATCCTGTTTCTTTTACTGATAAAATCACTAAGGGATATCATACTATGGATGCTATGGGATGTATGCTACTTAGGGAGTGTACTGATGGAGTCAATAAAGTCAAAAGTATCTCAGATATTGATGCTGAGTATCCCAATAGTGATTTTGGTTTTGTTACTAACGAGTTCAACTCAATTCTCTCCTCTCTTGATCGGATCGGAGTTGAAGTTTTTCTAGCAGATTCAAAATATTTTCCTATCGGACATAGGGGAGTTTATCATACTGTTTCTAATAACTTTTTTCTGAATCGCGCTTTTATGCATCGTCCTAGTACTCTGATGAGTGTGATGCGTCATGAAGGATGGCATGCTGCCCAAGACTGTATGGCTGGTTCGATTGAAAATAATATGATCGCCATCATTCATAATGAAGATGATGTTCCGAAGATTTGGCAGGATATTGCTACGAAGACTTACAAAGATATGCCTCATGCTATTCCCTGGGAAAAGGAAGCATTCTGGGCAGGTAAAACTCTTGGTATGACTCAAAAAGCACTCGATGCTTGTGCTGCAGGAAAAATGTGGGAAGTGTATGAACCAACACCAATGACTGGTGAGTGGTTGAGAGAAAATGGATTTATGAATAAATGAATTATGGATATCAAAGATAAGTTAGTTGCAGGTACATCTGTTTTAGCATTAGGTGCTAGTTCAGTTGTTGGTGGTAATATTGCTATTGATAAAGCAACTGGTGGTGCTGAAAAGCGTAGAGATGAAACTGTCCAGGCAGTTCTTGAGGAAATCATGCCTATTGTAGATGCCAGGATACATCAATTAGTACCTAAAACCTCAGGTTCAGTTGTTACGGATCAACCAGCACCTTCTGCTAATTATAGAAATAGGGTTCCAAAATGATACCTGAAGTAGAACTTAATAAAGTTAAAATAGGAAACATTGGAGTTCAAATCGGGGGTCGAATTAGACCCTCTTCTTTACGTAATATAGACATTCCAGATAATAATATTTGGGTTACTCAACCACCAAGTGTAATTCCCCCAGCTGTTCCAGTAACTGTGGATCTCGGAACACCAATTGTGAATATTCCTGGATGTGTTAATGTTCACAAAGAAAATGTAAAGCAAGCTTCTAAGAATAAGAACCTTGTTGATGATGACCCAAAAGGCAATACAACTCTTTGCGATGCGGGAGTACCTTCATATGCCCCTCTTGATTATCAGGCGAATGAATTAACTTGGACTACAGTTACTCCAAAACAACCAGAACCCAAAGGTGTAGACTCAGGAACTCCTGAGGCACCGCCACTTCCTGCTACACCATCACCTCCAGTTATTCCACCTAAAACTGCGGAACAAAAAAAATGCCCTGGACCAAAAGATCTCAGGGTTGGTGATTATTCTACTAGTGGTGATGAAAAGGTAATAGGTCACAGATGGAATGAGGATGAAACCATTTGTATTGTTGAATGGGGACCTGTTGGTATTACTGAAAAATATTTACCCGCACCTCAAACTGTAACTACTACCGCGACAATCGCCGTAGTTGCGACGACTTCTGCACTGCTCGCAAAACCTCTTGCTGACCTCCTCCTGAGGATCGTGAAGCCTGTTGTGAAGAAAACTGTAGGTAAGGTGAAGAAGATCCTGGGTAAAGAAGATCCTGTGCAGTCCCTGGAGCAACGGAAGCTTGCTCAGAGGGATCGGAATCGCGCTTTGCGGGATTTGCGGAAGGCGTTGAAGAAGTAGGTTGTGGTTGAATATGGTGTGTGTGATCTGGGATTTTACCTGATGGTGCATTAGTTACCATGACATCAGCACAGATTGCTGCATATGGACTTCTGGGATGAAAGCGAATTCCCCTCATCATCAAATCTCCACAATTCTTCAATCTAGCTAATTCAAAATCTAATCTTTTATTGGCAGTTAATTGTTGTTGCATTGCAATTTGTGCTTGCGCTGCTTCATGACATTGCTTTTGAAACTTCCTATTCATTGGAATACTCAAAGTCGCAGACAAACCTATATTAAAACTTTGATTTGCTTTCATATCTGTACGAACAGGTTTTTGCCAGACTACACTACCAGGATTATCTGGAATTCCGTCTGGTCCATCCTGATCAATAGTGATTTCCATTGGATCACCGTCAGGAAACCAACGAACAGTTTCTCCAGCATCATTTACATAAGTTCTATCATCATACCAAGGTTCCCAGGGGTAATTTCTTACTGTCGTTGATACTTCAGTAGTTCTACCTTCAAAATCAGTCATATCATACTGTGGTTCCATATAGAAATCTTCCCACGGATCTTTTCTACTATCCGCAAATTGAAGATATGGTGTCACATTAAGAGTGCTCCCCTGACATTGAACACCTCCTCCATAAGTATTAGTGATGTATGGACCTTGTAAAACCTGAATTGCCTGGTTGGTCACCGAACCTGAGCTATTCGCGATTGGATTAGCAGTCGCAGAAACACCACCTACACCTTGTGCAAGTGCTGCATTCGGACTCAGAATACTAAAAGAAGTTATTACTGCGTAAATGTACTTGTGGTATCGGTTACGCTTTCTATTACCGTTGTTCTTTGAATAATTGTTTGATTCGTCATTCCTGGTCCAGAATATGTCTGGGTGAACTGAAATGCTGCTCCAGGATCTGATATTGTGAATGCTGCTTGGTTTGAGAGATCTAACGAGTCGAATGAACTTGTTACTTGACCTGTTACTTCTCCTGTAGCGCCAGTTGTTGCTGGCGCTACATTCACTGTTGATGTGTTCGTTGTTGGATTGAGTCTTTCTCCCCCATTGGAGACGCCCACTCCTGATACTGAGTATTCCCATCCTGTTCTAAAATCCACGCTATTAATAGTTTCAGTCACGGTTGAGGTTGTTTCCGTGTGGCTCGTCATGGAGCCCTGTGTGAAGTTTGGGACAACGGGGACTGCCTGGGCAGTGGCACCTAAACTTAGGATTGCCGCTGCACTCGTCACAGTAGACATTATAGTCCGCCCAAAATTCATTCTTTTTACTCTCCATACTAGCACAGAAATGCTTTATCGTATAGTCAATTCTGTAACAAATTGACCTGTAACGCTTGTACCAGCTCCACCTGGAGTTAAAGTACCAAATCCATGCTTACTGGTGACGCTACCAGCAAGGTCGCCAGCAGTTCCAGCCGCAGTAGAAATCTGATTACTGTATGCACTAACGGCACCTGTAGCAGGTGCAGAAGTGACAATAGTATCTCCTGCAGTATATGAAGCACTATATGAATATGCTTCACCAGCAGTTGCTTGTGATGCAGTGATGGCAGTTACATCAAACTGTCCATCAGAACCAACACCAATCTTGGCAACAGCACTTACATCTGCTGTTCCATTATTGTATGTTGTTGTAACATTGCTGCCAGAGGTACTAAAGGTGTTACCCATTCTAGTTGCCTGAGTTGCTGCAGCATTGACAGTCAACTGAACACTTGACTGTAGTTTATGTGTTATGTCCGCATGTGCTGCACTTGCTGTTCCTAACAAGAGCAGTGCAATGGGTAAAAACCTTGTCATTCTTTTACCTCTTGTGATCAGCTTTATTTAGTGATTAAAGATTTGCATAATGCAATACAGAATTATATGTGTTATAATATAGTATAGTCTATGTAAAAAAATGGCTCAATCTACTGAACAACAAAAACAACATTTGGATTCTGCTGTTGAGCAGCAGCAAATGTTGCTGAACGAGATTCAAGAATTACAAAATCAAATTAATCAGAAGAGAGAAGTTGTACTAAAAGTACAAGGCGTTATTGAATATCTGCAACAAGTTGTAGAAGCACCTGAACCTGTTGTAGTTCCTGAAACAACAACTGAAGGAGATGCTGAATGAAAATCTTTCTAGACACTGCAGATGTAAATGAAATCCGTGAGGGATGGGAGTCTGGAATTATTGATGGTATTACCACTAATCCTACACTAATCCGTAAGAGTGGTAGAGATCCTGAAGAAGTTTATCAGGAACTTATTGATATGGGCATCAATGATGTCAGCATGGAAGTCGTAGGAGACTATGCTACAATGGTTGATGAAGGTGCTCGCCTTGCCCGCAAATTTGGTAAATCAGCAACTATTAAAGTTCCTTGTACTCCAGATGGTTTGCGTGTTTGTAGAACACTTTCAAGAGATCTGATCAGTGTAAATGTAACTCTAATCTTTTCTCCTGCACAAGCAATTCTTGCTGCAAAGAGTGGTGCGAAATATGTATCACCATTTGTAGGTAGAGTTGACGATAACTCATATTCTGGTCTTTCTCTTGTGGAGCAGATCGCTAAAGTATATGATGTGCAGGGTATCAATAAAACAGAAGTTCTTGCAGCATCCATTCGTGATGTAAAAGCAGTATCTGATTGTTTTGCTGTTGGAGCTAATGTTGTTACAATGCCACCAAAAGTATTTCACAAAATGTACGAACATGTATTGACTGATAAAGGTCTATACCTATTCGATTTGGATTTTGCTCAGATTGTCAAAAAGTAGAAATAACCGAACTACTTGACGAAAGCTTAAGTAAAGGTTATAATAAATACCTACTCATAGAGGACGCTCTATGCGCCCCCTAATCCGAATTCCGCAAATTTGAGCTAGGATAGAGTAGGGATATTACGGAATCATGTCGAGATTCCTATCATCCGTAGGTTAAACTCTACGAGTTCACTCAAAAGGAAAAAAATGTTTACTAAATCTATTTTCGCAGCCATTGCTGCAGCCCCCCTGTTCGCTGGTGCCGCTTTCGCAGGTCCCTATGTCAATGTGGAAGTCAATGCAGGTTGGACGGGCGATGACTACACTGGGGCAACTACAGATGCTCATGTAGGTTTTGAAGGACCTCTAGGCGAAGACGGTGCTTCCTACTATGTGCAGGGCGGACCTGCTATCGTATCTGTAGATGGCGAAGAGCTTTCTACTCGTTTCTCTGGTAAAGCAGGTGTTGGCGTTCCCGTCACGGATGCGCTTGGTCTCTATGGTGAAGTCAGTTTCATCACTGCTGAAGAAGAGTTCCTAGATGATCTGGGAGTAGGCGGTAAACTGGGTGTGAAGTACAACTTCTGATAATAATATAAAAATTAGATCCCCCCTTGCAGGGGATCTTTTTTTATGCTATACTTTATCAGTAATCAAGGGCACAGAACTTGAAAGACCTCGATCTATCAAAACAGTTTGAATATCAAAAGCTTGTCAGAGAAATAGATCAATGCTATGATATAGATCAACTGAAAGAACTTTTTAAAGAATGGTTAGAGGTTCAGTTCAAAAAAGACAAGGTCATGCAGGACCTGCTCTTAGATACTATGAAAGATTTGTATTCTGAATGAATGGAAGTATTTACTCTTAAAGAATGGGAAGAAAACTTTGATGCATTATTCAAAAGAGTTGAAGAAGGAGAGACGATAGGTATTGTGAGAGAAGACGGAAAAGCAGCAGTATTCATGCCTTCTGATGAAGCAGAGTTTCTGCGAATACATACAACAGATAATAACGACGCTGATTGATGTATTTGGGAGCATAGCTTAACGGTTAGAGCGGGCTCCTTATAAGGGCTTAGTCTGGGTTCAATTCCCAGTGTTCCCATCCGCTTCCTTAGCAATCTGGTGAATGCAGCAAACTCATAATTTGCCTAAGGAGAGTTCGATCCTCTCAGGAAGCACCTAATGCATGACTCGCTAGCTCAGTTGGATAGAGCAACTGCCTTCTAAGCAGTCGGTCGAAGGTTCGAGTCCTTCGCGAGTCGCTAACGGACTGGTATACATCCGTGCTCACATCTCCGAGAGAAAAAAGAATCGGAACAACAACCCATGTGAGAGAGAGGTGGGATCCCTCTTGGACCCTGTTACTGGATGATCAACTGATCACTGATCATCGGTAACAGTATTCTCAATCCTCAGTAGCTCAGCGGCAGAGCCATCGACTGTTAATCGATTGGTCGTAGGTTCAAATCCTACCTGGGGAGTGATTTTTTGGGAGTATGGCGGAATCGGTAGACGCACCAGACTTAAAATCTGTTGGGCATTATGCCCGTGGGAGTTCAAGTCTCCCTACTCCTATTAGTTTATATGGTTAAAATCAAATTAACCGTGCTATAATATGGGGGACTTCGGTCCTCCTTTTTTAATGCGCTACCTTCTCCACCCCCTCACGGTGATGAACCTAATGATCTGTGGATCTTTGGGAATTATACAGTCACTGCATACACATGCACACCATACTATGGAACACGATGTAGATAGTTATGTCACAGCGTTTCTCAAAACTAATCAAGAATTTTTGGAAAGTAAGTGTTACGACCTTGAGTAAGATACCAGAGAGGCACTTGCTGCCGTTGACACGATTGAAACTCTAAACTGAGTTACTACTATATAATATGAAGGAAAAGGGGGGACGAGTTTCCCCCTTTTTAAGTCTTGTTTAATAGTAACACCATGGACAATATTAGAGTAAGGTGTGGTGCCTGTAATAAAGAATTAGAATCAATAAGTGGCAAAACCGTATGTTGTGGTTGCCCTAATATGACGAGTCTGAGAGGAGATCGTATATCTGCTAAAGATATGGGACAAGTAATTATGCTTAATTATCCCAACAAAACTGCTAAAGATGCGTTATCAAATCAAGATTTAATGTGGCAAGAAGAGCGTCGTAAGCGTAAAGTGCGTCGTTTAGACTTTGAAATTAGATAAATAAAAATACTTGGATCAACAACTCACCTGTAGCTTTAGTGGGGAGGTTCAAGGGAAGAATTTTTAAAACCTAAATGAATAACAAAAGCTCTATCGAGTCTGAAATACGAGAGGTCCATGCAAGATTGGACGCAATCGAAAGAAAGCAAGATATGTTGCGAAAGTTATATCAACAAACCAGGGAACACGATCAAAGATATGTTCATCGTCCATTTGGACACAAATTTGAATTAACATAGTATTTGAAGTATAATTAGAGATATACTCCGTAGTTTTAAACATGGCTCATCGTTTCGATCAGATTAACCCTGAGCACTGCTATACTAAACAAGAAGTTGATCGTCTAGTAAAAGAATCTATTGAAGAAGCTATGCGAAAGCATAATCGCACAGCAAGTCTTATTAGTGCAATTTTGGGATCGATATGCCTTGCCTTATTTTTAGATGGCACTCTTCGCCTTCTAGGAATCATTCCACCATTCATGGATATTGATATCAGCATCATTAATAAACTTACAGAAATCCTTCGCGAAACTGCTTGACTAGATAAGGTACTTCCTTTATAATATACAGGTAAACAAACGGAGCAATGACGCTTACTTCAAAGTTTAAGAAAGATCTGCAGACTCTACGCGCTGCTGCCAACAAAGAAATTTTTCTTGATGTGAAAAATGAAAAACTTTATAAGAAAGTAAAACGATATTATGAAAAAGAAGGTCTGATTGAATTCACTGGTGAACCCTTGGAAGATTATGATATTCTGATGGATGTAATTGCCGAAGATCTTCAATCCGTTGAAGTACAATGACAGTATTGAAAAAACCAACCGTTCTTTTTGAGCGGTTTCCTTATCGTTATGTTGAGTGTGGCACATTGGAAATCAATGGTATGCCAGACTATCGTATTCAAAAAGCAGATAGTTATACCAAACGCTATCGCGATATGTATCTTCTAGACAATCAGATGCAACTTCTGACTGCTATGGAAGACTTTGAATACACCAAATGGCTGGATCCCGAAGGGGTTCCATGCTATATCAAAGACTCGGTATCGTCTCAAAACTAGCCCTGGTGGAGTCATTATGACCCTAAGGTTTCTTGCTTTTCCTAAGAGCAAGTGGTGCGGATGGATTTAACTCCTGCCCTGTTTCTTGCTTCAGGATAAAGAGCAAGTGGCGAGCCTGCAAAGACCTATACTAGGGGGGTTGTAATGACCCCCCTTTTTTGGTATAATTTAGAAAAGTATTATTGAATATGAAAGTAGCTTTAATCACAGGAATTACTGGGCAGGATGGTTCTTATCTTGCAGAGTTTCTTCTGGCAAAGGGATATGAAGTTCATGGAATTATTCGTCGTACTTCTCAAATTAACACTGGAAGAATTGATCCATTCATCGAAAGACTTACTAATCATTATGGAGATCTAACTGATAGTAGTAATCTCATTCGTATTATCAAAGAAGTGCAACCAGATGAGATCTATAATCTAGGTGCTCAGAGTCATGTAAAGGTATCCTTTGAAATGCCTGAGTATACTGGTATGGTTGATGCTATGGGAACTCTCCGTATTCTTGAGGCGGTTAGATTTCTTGGTTTAGAGAAAAAGACACGCATCTATCAAGCATCTACTTCAGAACTTTATGGTAAAGTTCAGGAAGTTCCCCAAACAGAAACTACACCATTTTATCCACGCTCACCCTATGGTGTTGCTAAGATGTATGGATATTGGATTATTAAAAACTATCGTGAAGCATATGGTCTTCATGCAAGTTCTGGGATTCTTTTTAATCACGAATCACCACGAAGAGGTGAAACTTTTGTAACCCGTAAGATTACTCAGGGATTGTCTCGTATTTCTGTGGGTCTGCAAAATGTTCTTTTTCTTGGTAATCTTGATGCGAAGCGTGATTGGGGTCACGCAAAAGATTATGTAAAAGCAATGTGGATGATGCTTCAACAGGATGAACCTGATGATTATGTCATTGCTACTGGTGAGCAATATTCTGTTCGTGATTTTGTAGAGGAGGCAGCACCATACTTTGGATTTGATATTGAATGGATGGGAAGTGGCACTGATGAAATTGGTATAGATAGAAATACCAAGAGGACTATTATTTCTGTTAACGAGAGATATTTCAGACCAACAGAAGTAGAGTCTCTATTGGGTGATGCTACAAAAGCGAAAGAAGTATTAGGGTGGGAACCCGAAATCTCTTTCAAGGAACTTGTTGAGGAGATGTGCATTTATGGACAGTGAGTCTAAAATCTTTGTTGCAGGGCATCGTGGTCTAGTTGGATCAGCGATTGTTCGTAATTTAGAAGAGAAGGGATTTGAAAATGTTTATTGGGTTGCAAGGGATGTTTGTGATCTAAGAGATAAGAATCAAGTTCAACAATATTTTGAGCAAGCAAAACCAGATTATGTTTTTCTTGCTGCTGCCAAAGTTGGTGGAATTATGGGTAATAAGATGTACCCCGCAGAATTCATCTACGATAACTTGATGATTCAAACAAATGTTATCGATGCCTCTTACAGAAGTGGTGTTAGAAAACTTTTGTTTCTAGGATCATCTTGCATTTATCCAAAACATCCCAATATTCCCATCACTGAAGATCAGTTGATGACGAGTCCTTTAGAGGAAAGTAATAGTGCATATGCAATTGCAAAAATTGCTGGTATGCGTATGTGTCAAGCGTATAGGGATCAGTATGGATTCAACGCTATTTCTCTAATGCCTACTAATCTCTATGGTCCTAATGATAATTTTGATCTAGAGACATCTCATGTACTTCCTGCATTGATTGCTAAGTTTCATGGTTCTCTTGGTAAGAGTGAGCACTGGGAAGTGACTTTATGGGGAGATGGATCGCCAATGAGAGAGTTTCTTCATGTTGATGACCTAGCAGAAGCTTGTTATCTTTGTATGGATAAGTACAATGATGCTGAACATATTAATGTTGGAACAGGTGAAGATGTAACTATCAAAGATTTGGCAGAGATTGTTAAAGATGTTGTTGGATATGAATATGACATTAATTGGGACACCTCAAAACCAAATGGAACTCCCCGTAAAGTTATGAATGTTGATAAGATTAAATCTCTAGGGTGGGAACCTAAGATTAGTCTTAGAGAAGGTATTGAATCTACTTATAAGTGGTATAAAGAAAATGACAAAAGTTAGTACTATAACTGCTTGCTACAAGATGGAGAAATATATGGAAGGTTTTCTAGTAAACCTTTCAGAACAAACTCACAGCGACATAGAAGTCGTTATGGATCATAATGATCCCTCTGATGAAGAAGTTGCAATGATTGAATCATATAATGAGATATATGATAATATCTTTCACATTCAAGTAGAAGGTGTTGATCCTTTAGGTGTTTCTTGGAATCGTTGTATTGAAAATTCATCAGGAGATTATCTTTGTATTTGGAATGTTGATGATTTAAGAACTCCTGACTCCATTGAACAGATGGCGAATGTTTTGGATGAAAATCCAGATGTTGATTTTGTTTATGGTGACTTTACTATTGTTCCTGAATTTCAAACAACTCAGGGGCAGTATGTCAATAATGCTGGTAGAGAAGATGAATTGAAAAGTGGAATGATTCTTGGACCTTTCTTTATGTTTAGAAAATCTGTTTTAGAAAAAACTAAAGTATTTGATGAACAATTAGTATCTGGTAATGATTATGACTTGGCGATTCGTCTTGCATATAATGGTAAGGGTATGTATATCGCACATAACTCTGGTTACTATTTAAATGAAGGAATGGGATTAAGTACTAGACCTGATAGTAAACAGGCACTAGAGAGAACTGTAATTGAAATGCGTTATGGTATTCCAGTTATTGAACCTCGTCTTGAGAATGCTGCAAGAGAATATGACATAAAAAATATTCACATTGATGGTGAAAAATATCCAGCAAATCAATTGGTATGAGATCTATGAAAATAATTGCACTGTTACCATTTAAAAACGAAGAGTGGTGTTTGCCATCATATCTGCATAATACTTTAAAGGTAGTTGATGACATCATTGCTATTGATGATGGATCTACGGATAATTCTTTAGAGATTCTAGAAAATGCTGGAGCGAAGGTATTTTCATCAGAGAAGTTAAGAAATTTTAATTCTGGTTGGTCTGAAGGATCTATTAGAGCAGAGTTGTTAAAGTTGGGTAGAGAAGCGGGGGGGACTCATTTCTTATGTCTAGATGCTGATGAATCTCTGAGTAATAATTTTGTAAAAATTGCAGATCAAGTATTTCCCCAACTACAACCAGGGCATAAAGTTGCAATGCAATGGTTAGCATTGTGGAAGAGTTATACTCATTACCGAAATGATGCAACTGTATGGAGTAATAATTTTAAAGATTTTATTGTTGCCGATCACCCGTCATTGAGTTACAACTCTGAGCAGCATATGCATCTGGGTAGAACTCCAGTCAGTCCAAATGAATCTGGACAGTCCCATTGGTTGAGACTCGCTCCTCAATATGGTACAGTTCTGCATTATCAATTTTCTGCCTATAATAATTTTCAATTAAAGCAAGCTTGGTTTAGATGTTCTGAACTTATTCAAGCACCAGGAACAGAATTAGCAATTAATTTAAAGTATTCAATTACTCTTCTCGATTCCAATGTTGGTCTGAGTAAGATGCCCAAAGAATGGTATATAGATATTCCAACACCTAAAGTTACTAACTTCGATCCAGATTGGAGTGAAGAAACTTTTATGAGAAAGGATTTACTTCCAGGTATCATGAAATACTTTGATGATTATGGTGTTGAGTATTTTAAAGGACTTGATATCTGGCATATTCCACAATTAAAGGAAAGACTTGATGAGAAAAATTAAAGTTGCTTTTATTAAATTCTGTGGTATGGCAACAGGTGGAACTGAAAAAGTTTTACAGACAGTTGCTGCAAATCTACCTAAAGATAAGTTTGAGGTAGATTTTTACTACTGTGATTCTGCACCATATATTGGATCTGATTTTATTCATCCAGATAATGATCCTTCTAGGGAAAAATATTGTCGTCAAAATGGAGTCAATCTAATCAAGTTTTCTGTTGGTAATAAAAATCTAACTGTACCAACACATGACTGGGTTAATACTGATTTTTGGGAAGTATTTGATGAGAATAATTATGATGTGATTCAAACTGGTAGAGCTGGTCATCCAGAATATCCTTTTACTCATATTCACAAAACGCCAATAGTTGATAGTATTCATCTAGCGGGAATGGCGGAGGATAAGGAAAATGTATATAAGACTATTCTCATCTCTCAAGAACAAAGACAAAAATGGATCAATGCTGGAGGACCTGCTGATAAATCAATAATCATCCCAAATCCAGTTGAAATACCAAAATGTGATTCTAAATTTGAAACTAATGGTAAGTTTGTATTTGGATTACATCAGAGAGATGACAATGGTATTTTCTCTCCAATACCTTTAGAGGCATATGATGAGATTGAAAGTGATGATACAATGTTTTTTATTCTTGGTGGTGGATCTAATTATAGAAAACAAGCGAAGGATCTTGGACTAAGAAGTGTTTTCTTTCTTGAAAAGACTAGTGAACTTAGTGTGATTCATAGATTTCTCAATAGTTTAGATGTATATGCTCATGGCAGAGCAGATGGGGAGCAGTGTTCCTGTGCTATAATTGAAGCAATGTCTCATTCATTACCTGTTATTAGTCATACCGCACCTAGTATGGGTCATAAAGAACAGATAGGTGATGGTGGTGAAGTAGTTATTGATTACTTTGCTTATGCTCAGGTAATGCGTGAGATGATGGAATATCCAGAATATAGGAAAAAATGTTCTGAGAATTCAAAGAAACGATATGATGAAATATATGATATCGATGCAATTATTGAAAAATATTCTTCTATCTACGAGGAAATAGTGAATGGATAATGTCTCCTACAATAAACATAATGAACTTTATGCTGAGAATGCTGCTTTTACTAGAGAAAAACTAGCACATGAAAGGCAAAACATTGAAGACTTTAAATTTCTCTATCAGGATGATGTTCCTCATGGTGATGTCCTAGATAATAGTGAATTCAAAACTGCTATCGATATTGGTTCTGGAACTGGTTGGTTTGCAAACTATCTTGTAAATGAAAGAAAGTATACTAAGGTATATGCTATTGAACCATCCGAATCTGCAATCAATATTGCAAATAGAATTTATCCAGATCAAAAGAAAGTAAAATACTTACAAGGGTTTGCTGAAGAACAGTTATCTAAAATTAGGATAACTAAACCTGCTTTGTTTTCTACTTTATGTGTACTAACACATTTAGAAGATGAAACGGTTATTTCAATCTTGAACTCAATGAACAAGATTGCTAAATCTGGATCTGTTTTTACTGCTTCTGAAGCTTGGGGTCCTAGACATGTAGAACCTGCTTGGAATATCAGACCTCCAGAATGGTGGGTTGAAAACTTAGATGGGTGGGAATTTGAATTTTATTCTGATTATGTTTTACCCCACCCAAATGATCAAATTCGTTACAAAGGATTTATTGCAACTAAGTCATGATTACATTTAATAACCTAGGAAACTTGGGCAGACTTGCCAATCAAATGTTTCAGTATGCTTCTCTGAAAGGTATTGCTGCAAACAGAGGATTCGATTTTTGTATTCCACCCGAAAGTAGTTTTGGTGAAATTGATCCTTTGGTTAAAAATGATCCTCTGAATCTTTATAGTTGTTTTCATGTTGATGAAAAATCAACTTTGGGTATGTATCCTAACCAAATGCTTCATGAAAGAATGCATACTTTTGATGAAGAGTTATTCAATAATTGTCCTGATAATGTAGACTTGTTTGGATATTATCAATCACCCAAATATTTCAATCATATTCAAGATGAGATCAGAAAAGACTTTTCTTTTTCAAAAGAACTTAATGATACTTGTGATGATGTAATTAATACTCTAGGTGGTGGTGATGTTATTTCATTACACATTCGCAGAACAGATTATATTGCAAATCCAAATCATCCTCTACAACCTATGGAGTATTATTTAAATGCTCTAGAACAACTTCCAGAACTTCCTGTTATTGTGTTCTCTGATGATCCTGAGTGGTGTGATGAGCGGGATGAATTTGATTCTGATCGATTTGCTATTTCATATAATTCAGTAGATCTTGATCTTTGTTTGATGACGAAATGTAAGTACCATATTATTGCAAACTCATCATTTTCTTGGTGGGGTGCATGGTTGGCAAAGAGTAAGAAAGTATTTGCGCCGAAGAATTGGTTTGGTGCTAGTTGTAAACATAAATCTGTTGAGGATATGGTATTTGGAGATTGGGTCTGGTTATGATTAATTTATTTTACGAAGAAGGATATTGGGGTCATTCAAAGACTTTGAATGGTCCTAAGAAAGTTGTTTACAATCTTATTGAGGCATTGGAGCAAGAGGGAGTACCTTATGCTATCAATGAAGAAAAGTATAAAAATAACTTTTTAATTCAGTATGATTACAACGGGTATCTCAAACATTCTAAATTAGATCTTGAGAACTGTGTTCTTGGTCCTCAGATTTGGATGTTTGATAATCATATAGAAGACATCTTAGAGCATCCTGAATATTACAAAAAAATTATCGCACCATCACAATGGGTAAAAGATAAGTTTCATGAGAAGTTCAATGTACCAAGAGATAAGGTTTCTATTTGGCCTGTCGGTATCAAGTTGCCTGAAGTTGAAAGGAAGCGAGAGTATGGTTGTCTTGTATACTATAAACGGAGAGATTCTAGAGAATTAGAAAAAGTAAGAGAACTCCTAGCAGAGAGAAAGATAACCTACAATGTAATGGAATATGGAAATTACTCTCAGAATGCCTTAGAGATTTTGGCACCAGAATCAGATTTCTGCTTTGTTTTAAATGGAACAGAAAGCCAAGGTATTGCCATTCAAGAAATCATGAGTTATGATACTCCACTTTTTGTTTGGGATGTTGAAACATGGGAAGATCAAGGACCTAAGTATTCTGTTCCTGCAACTTCAGTTCCTTACTGGTCATCTGAATGTGGTGAAATATTTACTGATGTAAACGATATGGAGTCTACATTTGATAAATTTTATGGTAAGATGAATGAGTATACTCCTCGTCAGTTTGTGGAGAAAAATTTATCATACAAAAAGTCTGTAGAAATTTTATTGGAGATCTTCAATGATTAAAAAGATAATTGATAGATATAATCTGCCAGTTACTGGATTTATTCAGGTGGGTGTAAAAGATTCTAATCAAATCAAAGATTATGATAAAGTAGATTCGGTTACCTGTGCTTCTTTTTTTGAAAAATCGCAGAGCAAATTTGATGAGGTTCATGATATAGCATCTATGTTATGGTTGTTTGTTAGAGGTGCTTCAACGGAATTAAATTCTGACAATGATACTCTTGATCAATATGATTGTTATAATGCAAACTTTTTGATTATTGAATGTTCTCCACTTGGAATTTTGAAGGGATCCGAAAAAACACTCAAACAAGTTCAATTTATACATTGCGAATCTAATGACGATGTTGATGAATTTTTGAGAGATTATGATTTTGAAAGAGTAGAAGAAAAACTTTATTTTAAGATGGCATGAAAATTTGTATCCTTACTATTGCAACCAATAAGTATATTCAGTTTGTTGAAAGGCTTTACAATAACCTTGAAGAAAACTTTTTAAATGGTCATGAACTTGAGTGTTTGTTATTTACTGAGCACGATGTAGAAACATCTGACAATGTAAAAGTATCTAAGATTGATCATGAACCTTGGCCAATGCCAACCTTGAAGCGATATAATTACTTCGTTAAAGAGAAAGAATATATTTCAAAGTTTGACTATTGTTATTACTTTGATGTTGATATGGGTATTGTTGAAAAGGTTGGTGATGAAGTTCTGGGAGATTTAGTTGCTACGATGCATCCATATCAGTCCCTATATCCAAAAGAATCTAGATCATATGATCGCAATCCAAACTCTCTAGCATTTGTTCCTCCTGGAGAGGAAGGTGAGAACTATTATGCTGGGGGATTCAATGGAGGCAAAACAGAGTGTTTTCTGAAGATGGCAGAGGTCATTGCAGATCGTGTAAATCAAGATCTTGAGAAAGATGTTATCGCTTTGTGGCATGATGAATCTCAGATGAATCGTTATCTAATTGATAATCCACCCACTTTAAGTTTGACACCAACATACTGCTTCGCTGAAGAGCAGATGGGTAATCCAAATTATCCATATGAACCTAAAATTATTGCACTGAAAAAGAATCATAATGAACTTAGATCTTAGAGAAATCCCAGCGATCTATATCAACCTAGATAAAGATCTTGAAAAAAATTCAAACATGCAGCAACTTTTGAAGCATGATTGTGATTTTAAAAATGTTCTTAGATTGGAGGCATCGAAATATCCTGAAAGACATTTGGCAGGATGTTCAATGTCTCACTTCAATGCACTCAGTGAACTTGATCCTCCTTTTATTGTATTTGAAGATGATTGTGTTCTTAAAAACTGGAACCCAATCATTGAAGTTCCTGATGATGCAGATGCAGTATATTTGGGTATTTCATCTTGGGGAAGAATGAACTCTCACTCTGGTCCTTGTGTGCAATATGAAAAGATTGATGAAAATCTTTTAAGGGTGTATAATATGCTTGGTGCTCATGCAATCTTATATTTAAGTTATGAATATGTGAGAATGTGTAGCAAGGTTGCATTTCATAATTATGAAATTGCAGATTATCAGGATATTGGATTTGCTGAGATTCAAAAGTACTTTAATGTATATGCTTTTGATGATCCTATGTTTTATCAAACCAGTTCTAATGGAACAGATAGATCATTGACATCATATCCTTCTACGGAAATCTTTCAACCAACCCGTTCTTATTGGAAACCAACCGCATTGTATTGATGAGAAGTTTAGTAACTGGTGCAGCTGGATTTATAGGATCAAATCTAGTAGATTACTTAGTCGAACAGGGGCATACTGTTGTCTGTATCGATAATGAAAGTTCTGATGCACATGATTCTCCGCACTGGAGTGATTCTAAATCTACTTTTAATATTCGGGGTGATATTAGAGACCATCAACTCATGCGTAATTGTATGACTGGTGTGGATTATGTTTTTCACCTGGCAGCGGAAGCAAGAATTCAACCATCTATCAAGAATCCAGTTAACGCTGTTAGTGTTAATGATCTAGGAACAGCAACAATTCTTCAATGCGCTAGAGAAGCTAATGTTAAGAGGTTGGTGTTTTCTTCAACATCTGCCATATATGGAACGAATCAAAGTCCTAATGTTGAAACTCAGAATTCTGAACCACTCAATCCATATTCAGTGACTAAACTGAATGGTGAGAATCTTTGTACAATGTACAATAATTTGTTTGGATTAAAGACTACTATCCTCAGATACTTCAATGTATTCGGACCAAGGCAACCTGTCCGTGGGCAGTATGCTCCCGTAATAGGTATCTTCAATCGCCAAAAATTGAATGGAGAACCACTCACTATTGTGGGTGATGGAAGTCAGCGTAGAGATTTTGTTTATGTAAAAGATGTTGCCAGAGCAAATTATCTTGCTGCTATTTCAGAGCATCCTCTAACAGAGGTATATAATGTTGGTAGTGGAGAAAATTATTCTGTAAAAGAGATTGCAGGTGCTATTTCTAACTCTCACACGAACATTCCAGAGCGTGAGGGTGAAATGCAACTTACTCTTGCTAATATAGATAAGATTGAAAAGCATCTGGGTTGGAAACCAGAAGTTAATGTCATGGATTGGATACTAAGTGAATTATATGGATAAGAATAAATCAGTACACAAATTAAAAGGTTTACCTCCCGTATACTGCATTAACCTAGATGGTCAAACAGACCGTTGGAAGTCTATGGAAGATATGCTTAAGTATTGGGAGGTTGAAAATTATACTAGGATTTCTGCTTATGATGGTAGGGAAGATGATCTGAGTGACATCCTGAAAGGTCGTTATCCAGATGCTATGACATCTGGTGAAGTTGGTTGTACGACTTCTCATTTGAAAGCACTCAAAGAGTTCTTAAAAACAGATGAACCTTGTGCAATCATTATGGAAGATGATTGTGATATATCTACAGTATTTCATTGGGGATTCAGTTGGAAAGATTTTTACTCTAAAGTTCCATATGATTATGATGTAATTCAACTTGCTATTATCAATCCAGCGCAAGTATATTTACAACTTCATCGTAGATTTGTTAATGATTTTTCCACTGCTTGTTATATGATTACCAGGCATCATGCGGAAAAATTAGTAAGACTTCATTGTCGTGGCGACAAGTATAAGCTTGATCAGGGTGTTAAACCTCGCGCAGTTGCTGATGATTTGATCTATAACTCAGGCAATACATTTGCTATTCCACTGTTTTTGTACAAGATTGAGTTGGGATCTGATATTCATGACATTCATATCGATGTCTTCCATCGAACCAGTTATGATGGGTTGTGGAAATTTTGGAGAAACGAATCTACAAATATTGCAGATTGGAATGGATTGTTTACATATGATCCTTACTTCAATCGGATTCCACCTGGATTTGATAGCAAATAATAAGATTAGATTATAGAGATCATTAGATCTCTTTTTTTGTGTCTGGATATCCGAACAGTGGTTTTCTTGACAGAACTTCATAATTACTATATAATTATGTAACAGTTCTTTACACAAGACAATGACTCGCTCAGGCACAATTACAACTGAAGATGGTGG